GAGTAAAGTCAAATGACGAATCCACTAAGGGGTGAAATACAAATCACTCTAGGTTCAGAAACCTATAAGGCTCGGCTAAATATTGATGCTCTAGTTCGCATAGAAGATGAACTAGACTCTGGCATTCTCAAACTCGCTTCTCGTATTGCTCAAGCTGATGTAAGGCTAAGAGAACTTATCGTAGTTCTGAAAGCTGCACTCAGAGGTGGCGGTAATGATTTTGATGATAAAAAAGTCGGTAAGATAATCAGTGACATAGGCATTGTTGCTGCTAGTACAGAAGTCGCAAAACTTCTGGCACAAACCTTAAGCGATCCAGACGGAGAAGAAGAGGGAAAGTCTCAGCAAGTAGCATAACTGATGAAGCTATCAGTTGGTCAAGGTTCATGCAAATCTGTCTTGGCACTATGGCGATGCGACCTAAAGACTTTTGGAATTTATCGCCTATTGAAATGTATGCTGCTATTAGAGGCTTCAAAGAGTTTCATGCAGCCGAATCCGAACAACCCATGTCTAGAAATGAATTGGAAGAACTTATGGAGTTATACCCTGACTAATGGCTAAAACAGTTGACGAATTAATTGTAGAGATAAAAGCAGATACCAAAGATCTGAATGCCAAACTGCGTAACATTGAAGGTAGTTTAGGAAGAACCTCACAAAAGGGTAGAGGAGCTTTTCTGCCAATGATAGGCTCTGCGAAAACATTAATACCATTATTGGGAACTGTTGCTGCTGGATTAGGTGGAATTGCTGCTGTTCAGGGAATAGCAAGAGTAGGATCTGAATTTGAAGATATGAGAGATTCTTTGAATCAAGTGTTTGGTTCAGTTCAAAGAGGAGACGCTGCATTCAATAGTATTCTTACTTTTGCACAAACTACACCTTTCCAGATAGAAGATGTAACTAGAGCATTTATTTCTTTGAAAGGAGCAGGAATAGAACCGAACATGGGTATGTTGCAAACCTTTGCTGATACTGCCTCTACTTCAATTGATCAATTAGGAGCTTTCAATGCAATGGTCAGATTGGTACAAAGGTCTGCTGCAGGTGGTTTAGGTTTAGAAGAAATCAACCAATTAGATGACAGAGGTATTCCTGCAACAAAAATCTTGACCGATGCTTTAGGTGTTACAAGATTAGAGCTTTCTAAGTTTGGACAAACTGCAGAGGGAGCAGCAGCTATGGTTCAAATGTTAATTGATGGTATGCAAGAGCAGTTTGGTGGGGCAATGATAAATAAAATGGATAACTTATCCACCAAGACATCAAATATGACTATTGCTTTCAAAGAATTACAAAACGCAGTGTTTGAAGGTGGTTTAGGAGATTTTCTAGGCGGCATGGCAGATAAATTAGGTAATCTTGCATCAAATATTGCTAGGACTGTTAGAGCAATAACAGGTAATGAAACGCTTTTTGATAAAACAGGGACTATGAACCCTACAGAACAAATTAGAGTTCTTGAGGCTGAAAGAAAACTTATTCAAGATAGTTTAAAGGCAAACCAACTTAAAAGAGAAAAAGGCTTTGGGGGAAAAGTCATAGCAGATATTAGAAGAGGGGAAGAAGATCTTTTAGCAAATGAATTTGACATGATAGCAGCACAAGACGCTTTATTTGAAGAATTTATGGCTTCTCCTAAATTTATTGCATTGATGAATAAGGGCAAAGAAGAGACATCAGAATTTACAAAAGCTATGGGAGAACTAGACACAGTAATCTTAGAAGCAGCTCAGAACCTTTCAAGAGACTTTGCCGATGCTCTTTTAGAGGGTAAAGACCTTTTATCTTCTTTTTCTGATTTCACAAAAAGTATTGTGTCAGAAATTATTGCTACATTTATTAGGTTGCAAGTAGTTGAGCCAATATTAAAAGGGATATTTCCAAGTTTGGGAACTACAGATGGTGGAGGAACAGGATCAGCAGGTGGAGGAAGAGCAAGTCATGGTAGACCTATGCTTGTTGGGGAAAGAGGTCCAGAGCTTTTTGTTCCGCATTCCGCAGGTAACATAATGAATAATGCTGACACTAAATCTGCTTTAGGCGGAGGCGGTATTTCTGTTGTGCAAAACATTAGCTTTAGCACAGGAATAGTACCAACAGTAAAAGCAGAAATAACCAAGATGTTGCCACAAATAGCAGATGTATCTAAAGCTGCAGTCTTGGAAGCAAACATGAGGGGTGGTTCATTTAGAAGAGGTATGCGATGAGCAAAGAACTAACTATGCCTACAACACCTAATTTTTTAGCAAGTGAGTTCACTTTAGTAAGAACGATAGGACAAACTATTAGTCCTTTTTCTGGTCAACAAAAAACGCAAGAGTTTGATAATGTTTTTTGGTCTGCTGATGTGACATTACCACCTATGAATAGATCAACTGCTGTAAATTGGCAGTCATTTCTTTCAAGATTAAAAGGCACATCAAATGTTTTTAAATTTGCAGATCCAGACGCTTTAACTAACACAGGTACATACGATGCTGATGATTTGAAAGCAAACGCTAGAATATCTAACACCAATGTCGCTTTGACCTTTTCTGGAAGCACAATAACTGCAGGAGCTTCTACATTTGCCAATGCAATAGTAGGCGACTACATAGTTGTGACAGGAGCAAACAACGAGGCAAACAACGGAACACATAAAATAACGACAGTAACAAGCAATACAGTTGTTGTCGTAGATTCTACGCTTACAGGCGAAACAGGGACTTCTGGCTGTAAAGTTCAACAGAACATAAAAGGTTCGCAGGGCTTATCGCTTTTAGCTACAAGTAACTCTGCTGCAGGGACTATTGCAGTTGGAGATTATTTAGGTGTTCTAGGCGGAACAACTACCACAAGTCAACCTGTGCAACTTCTTTTGGTGACTGAGGCAGCAACAGAAACAGTAGTAGGCGGAGGAGCTAATAAGTTTGCAGTAGGGGTAGAGCCTAAATTACGATCAGCTTTAG